TTGGTGGCAAAACTTTAATTTACCAAGTATGTCATCAGTACCATCAGGTAACTTGACTCAAAATCCATTTGCAACATGGGGCAGATAATCATGGCAACAGATATTGGTGGACTTTTTATGACTCCTGAGCAGTACAAATCTGCTCAACAACAGGCTCAACAAGCTCAAGCATTGCAATATGCTCAAGCTAATCCACAAACTCAAGCACAGTATGGCTTTTATCGTGGTGGTCAATTGCTTGGCAATGCCATTGGTGGTGCTTTAGGTGGTGTTGATCCACAGTTACAAAAGATTACTCAGCGTCAGCAATTGCTTGGCATGATTGATCCAAGCAACCCAGATAGTTATGCGCCAGCAATTCAAACTGCTTTGCAAACTGGTGACCAAGAGGCTGCTTTCTTGTTGCGTAATGAGATGATGAGAGCCAAGCAACAATTCCAAGAGCAACAGATCAATCAGTTCAAGACTGAAGACTATCTGACTCAGCGAGGCTTGGGTATGCAAGCCAGAGGTTTGGAGGCGCAAGCACAGCAGTTAATTGGTCAGATCAAGAACCCTGATGGAAGTATCAATGAACAAGTTAAAGCTCAATTGATGTCATTTCCTCAAGGTCAAGCCGCAATATCTCAACTTGCTAAAGTCATTCCTGATTTGCGTAGGATTGGTGCTATGGGTGCAGTTGAGGAAGACCCATTTAAAATATTTACGCAAGACCCAACTATTCCTGCGAATGTCAAAACTCTTGCAATGCAATACTCAAATAGTCTTGCTAAAGGGATGATTGATCCTGAGAAACTTGATGTCAAGGTCAAAGAATTGACTGATATGACGCAAAGAGTTCAGCAGTTTGAGCAAAATCAGCAAACGATTAAGACTCAACAAGACATGATGAATAGCTTTAAGGCTCAAGGATTGCAGAATTCTCAGCAATACTTAGCATTGGCGCAGGCTCAAGCAGCACTTGCAAAACAACAGGCTAACTTCAACCAACAATTCAAGAATGATGAGGCGGCTCGTAAGGCTGAAGAAAAAACACAACAAGTAAATGACAAAAAAATCTTAGCAATCAAGAAAGAAGAGGAAGCAAACTTTACTCAAGCAGATGAGGCAAAGAATCTGGCTACTGAGTCTTATGACTATGTGAACAGGATCAAATCTGGTGAGATTAAGTTTGGCTTGAAAGATCGTGCATCCATTGCGGCTAGGAGTGCATTTGGTTCAAATGATCCTGATGTCATTGCTAGAAATGATTTTGAAAGATTTAAGACTCGTTTGGTCAATGATTCTTTGCGTCTTAACAAAGGCACTCAAACAGAAGGTGATGCACAGCGTTCAATCAAAGAATTGCAAAGTGCTGAGTCTGCTGTGGATGCAGCCAAAGCAATCTATAAACTTACTGAAATCAATGCTCAAAAAGTTGCGGATGCTAAGACTTCACTTGAAAGAAGAAGATCAAATATGGGTCTTCCACCACCAGACATCACAATTGAACCCATAAAACTTATCCCTCACACATTTACGCAACGAGATGTTGACAGATTGCCACCGAAAACAGTTTACATTGATCCAGAAGGAAACAGAAGGGTAAAACCATAATGGCAACAGATTACAAAACTCATCCACTGGCTGAAGATGTTGAAGCAAAGAATGCTGCTGCTATTCAGTCAACCTTTGCGCCTAAAGTAACTTATAACCCTCTGGTCGAGACTGCAAGGTCTTTAGGTCAGGGTGCAACCTTTGGCAACTTGGATGAACTGGAGGCGGCATTACGCACAGGCTCAATCAGTAGCGATGAGTATGTAAAGTTGCGTGACCAGCTACGAGGTCAGCAAAAACAATTTGGTGAGGATTTCCCTGCTGTTAAGACTCCTGCTGAATTGGCTGGTGGATTTGCTGTGCCTTTGGGTTTTATGGGTAAAGTGGTTGCTCCACTTGCACCAGAAGTTAGATCATTGATTACTGGTGGTGAAGGTTTGGGAGGTCAAGTCTTACGCACTACTGGCGCAGGGATGGCAACTGGTGCATTGGCAGGATATGGCTATGCAGAGAAAGATGCTGGTACTGAGGCTGCTAAAGGTGCTATTTTTGGTGGTGTTCTGGGTGGTACTGTTCCTATCGTGATTGATAAGGCTGGCACGATTATCAAGAATGTGCTGAACTCTGCTGGCATTGGTGACCAAGCAACAGCCGCCTCGAAGATGCTTTCCAGTTATATGCAAAAGGACAATTTGACTCCTCAAGAAGCTCAACAAGCACTTGATGAGTTGAGAAGAATTGGTGTTCCTAATCCTGTCATTGCAGACTTAGGCGCAAACCTAAAGAACCTTGCATATAACGCTTATGTTGTGCAGTCCAAAGCCAAAGGTTCTACAGAGAAATTCCTTGAGAGTCGTCTGATTGACCAACCTAACGATATTGTCAAGGGATTGGTTGAGAAAGCGGGATTGGCTAAAGATGTCAATGGTTACGAGTACCTGAATGCACTTGTTGAGTCTCAATCAGCAAAAGCTAGTACGGCATACCCAAATGCTTATAGTCTTGCCATTGATGCAAAGCCATTTAGAACATATGTAGACAGACCAGTATTTATTGATGCTTATAAAGAAGCTCAAAAACGAGCTGCCGTTAAAGGTGACACATTACCGCCTCTTGATGCTATTCGTAATGCTCAGTCAGTTCCTACAGACATACTCCACCAGATCAAGATTGGTCTGGATCGGGTTATCGATAAAGAAACTGATGCAGTGACAGGAAAGGTCAGTGGTTATGGTCGTGATGTTATTAATGTCAAGAATGAATTCAACGACAAAATCAAGGCATTGAATGATGATTACAGACTTGCTAACGCTGAATTTGCTGATGCCTCACGCATTAAGAACTCGTTTGAGATGGGTCAGAAATATCAACAACTTGATCCCAAAGAGGCGGCTGCAAAAATTAAAGCAATGAATCCTGATGAGAAAGAGGCTTTCAGACTTGGCATGATGGCAGACATCAATGATCGGGTTGGAAACTTCAAAGGCGGTGACTTTTCTCGTCAGATATTCAAGTCAGACAACCAGAAATTATTGCTCCGCTATGCCTTTGATGACCAAGCTAAATACAATGAGTTTTCTCAGTATGTGAAAGGTCTGACAGAGCAAAGCAAAACTGCGAAAAAGATCATTGGCGGTTCTCCAACTGGTGAACGCATGACTAGTACAGATCAAGCCAGAGAACTTGCGGGTATTGCTGAATCAGCGGCATCTGGTAATGTATTTGGATTGATGAAAGCCGCTGGCTCATCATTGCTTGCCAGATCAAAGGGCATCAGTAGCGAGTCATCAGAGATGCTACAAAAGAAACTGTTCAGTGCCGACCCGATAGAGCAACGAGCAATTCTTGCTGAGTTGAATCGTAGAGTCAAAGCCCCAAGAACAGGATTGTTGTCTGGTGCTGCTGGTGTTGGAACTGCCACAGGTATCTTAGGAGACTGAAATTGATCCAATCACGATTTGCCTCATGGCGGCTGGTCTGGTCAAGCAGATTCAGCAAGGTGTTGACCTTTATAAGCAAGCTAAAGAGCAGTTTGTTCAAGTCAAAAGAACTGCTGATGAGGTTGTGGCTATCGGCAAGGAACTTGGCGGTTTCTGGAGTAAGTTCCGCAAGTTCTTTGCTGGTAGCTCAAAGCCTCAAGTTGCAAAGCCTGTGGCTAAGTCTAAAAAGTCGGAGTATGTCAGTGTTGACGAAACTCAAATCAAGATAGACATAGTTAAGAACTTAACCGAGTTCTTCAAACTTCAGGAACAGTTAGCGGCACACATAAGGGAAGAAGAAGAAAAGAGTCTGACAGTCTACGACCCTAACCAGAACCACATGGAGTCTGCGCTAAAGCGGGTGATGGCACAACAGGAGATGGACAGGTTAGTAGTTCAGATTCGTGAATGCCTTGTATATTCAGCCCCCCCTGAGATGGGTGCTTTATACAGTTCGGTTTACGACATGAAGGACAAGATTGAGGAGGAGCAGACCCAAGCAAGGTTAATGGAAGAGGCTAAGAAGAGGCAAGAGCAATGGCAACGCAAGGAGGAGGAAAGAAACTTCCAGCTAAAGCTAGGGTATCTAACAGTGACTTTTATATTCCTCCTGTACCTGTGGCTATGGTTCGTGTTCGTGAGCCAATTGGGGAAGAGATAATGGGTTGGATTGCTTGTTGTGTTCTTGTAGCCTTGATGCTCCCCTTGGGTGCAATGTTGTATCTGGATATTCTGGATGCAAAAATTGAAACCAAACGTGCCTTAGAGAAACTTGAAAAGATTGAGCAACGCATTGAAAGGAAACAGCGTGATAAAGATCGTAAAGAGCCTGAGTCTATTGGTGACAATCCTGTTTTTGACAGGGTGCGAAGACCGCTTTAGATATAAGTGCCAAGACCCTCAGAATTGGCAAAATGCTGAATGTAAACCCCCAATCTGTACCGCTACAGGTACTTGTCCAGAGCAACTCGTCAAACCTGAACAGGAGAAAAAGTAATGCCAACAGTAGGATATAAACCAAGTAACCGCATGACTGCTGAAGAGATCGAAGTCCGAATTTGGGCTATTGTCATCTTCTCCTTAACGATGATCCTCCTTGGGTCTGTGGCTATGTTCTTGTATAGCGTTTCATTCGTGACTCAACCAATGTCAGGCATGGCGGCAATCGACAAGGTTTACACCCAACAGATCAACACCATCATGGTCTTCATCACTGGTGTTCTTGGCGGTGTCGCTGGTCGTTCTGCTGTCTCAGCAAGTGCCAAGGCGATAGCCAAGGCTGATGCCAGTGATAATGACGAGCCTCCAACACCATGAGTCTGTTTAATCCTTGGGTACTGTTGAGTATCTTGATAGCCATTAGCTCATCCTTTGGCGGTGGCTACTTTAAGGGCAAACATGACGAGGTGATTCGTCAGCAACTTGAGATAGCTGCCCTTAATGCAGAGGCTAGGCAGAAGGAACAAATCCTTATATCAACAATCCAGACTCAATCAAACAAACTTCAGAAAGCAAACCAAGATGCAAAACTGGCTCAACAAAAGCGCAATGCTGATATTGATTCTGGCATCCTCAAGTTGCGGGTTCTTACAAAAACCAGTTGCCCCATATCAACCGCCACAGATACCACCACTGCCAGCGGAGATAGCGTTCAAGCAACAGCCGAACTTGACCCAACGATTGCTAAATCTCTTATCTCCATCACAGACCAAGGAGACAGCAACACCAGACAACTCAATGCCTGTATCGATGCCTACAACGCAGCCTACCAAACCTTGAAAGGAAAACCATGAACCTGTCAGCTAACTTCACCCTCAAAGAACTCACCAAGTCAGACACTGCCACCCGCTTGGGTCTGGACAATACACCTGATGAGGCAACCATTGAGAATCTCAAACTGTTGTGTGAGAATGTTCTGCAACCTGTGCGTGAGCACTTTGGCAAGTCGGTGACTGTTAACTCTGGTTATCGTAGTCCTGAGTCTAATGCGGCTGTTGGAGGCAGTAAGACATCAGATCATTGCAAAGGTCAAGCCGCTGACATTGAGATTGATGGTATTGCCAATCCCGATCTGGCACAGTGGATCATGGATAACCTTGACTACACCCAATTGATCTTAGAGTTCTACACCCAAGGTCAGCCAAACTCAGGTTGGGTTCATGTCAGCTATGACCCAAACAACCTAAAGAAACAAGAGTTGACCGCTACCAAAATTGCGGGTAAGACTACTTATCTGAATGGTTTAATAGCATAGTTCAGCAAATCGTCATAAATATGCGTCAATATTGAGGTTTTCATGAGGCGCATATATGTTAAAGCTAACTGATAAAGAGTTTATAGAGCTTTGGAAAAATAATAATAGTAGTGCCGCTGAAATGTCTAGATCAACAGGCATGGATGTAAGAAATATTCATAGGCGCAGAAGAACAATGGAAATGAAATATGGGGAATCTTTACCCTCATCAGTTCCAAAAGCCAGAGTTTCTACCAAACCCAGTGCGGCTCGTAAGGACTTGGGGATACTAAATGGGACTGTTATTGTTTTCAGTGATGCTCATTTTTGGCCTAGCGTTCATACGACAGCCTTTAAGGGTCTTTTATGGGCTATTAAAGAATTTAAACCTGTGGCAGTTATTGCTAATGGTGACATATTCGATGGAAGTAGCATCAGTAAGTACCCCAGAATCGGGTGGGACTCAGTTCCATCCGTAATCCAAGAACTCAAAGCCTGTGAGATTGCAATGGGCGAAATTGAGGATGTTGCAAAAAAGACACGTTCAAATGTTCAGTTAGTTTGGACACTTGGAAACCACGATGCAAGGTTTGAGAATCGTCTAGCTGCCAATGCACCGCAATATGAGTTTGTCAAAGGGTTTTCCCTTAAGGATCATTTCCCTGCTTGGCATCCATGTTGGGCTTGTTGGCCTACTGAGAATACAGTGGTTAAACATCGCTGGAAAGGCGGTGTACACGCTACACACAACAACACACTTAATGCTGGTGTAAATATCGTCACAGGGCATCTGCACAGCCTTAAAGTGACTCCATTTGATGACTACAACGGTACAAGGTTTGGGGTGGATACTGGAACACTGGCTGACCCAACAGGTGTTCAATTTGAGAATTACTTAGAGCTGTCTCCTACTAACTGGAGATCAGGATTTGCTATCCTGACATACCATGATGGTAATTTATTGTGGCCTGAGCTTGTCCATACATGGGCTGATGGTCAGGTTGAGTTCAGGGGCAAGATACACAATGTTGTTTGAAAAAATTGGCAATAATGCTTTTATAAATGAATAATTGCAAATAAAAAAAGGGGGCAATTAAGCCCCCTGCAATTAGCAACTGCATAGCCAGTATATCAGCCAATCAGTTCCCAAACCAAGCCATCTTCATCTTCTACGATGTCGCCAACTTGATATTCTGTTTCTTCTTCTTCCAACTCTTCTTCTAATTCTTCTTCATCATCATACTCAACTACATCGTAGTCAGCAGCCCAACCGTGATCTTTCTGGAACTCGATGAATTCAACAATCATTTCAGCTTTTTCAAAATCATCTGTTTCAATAGTCACTTTTTGGTCTTCATTCCATGACCAGTCACCAATGTCAATCTCAACTTTGTACATGATATTCCCCTAAAAAATGGATGCGGAAAATCCCGCAAACCAACTTTATAGGCAAAATATGACACTTATAAGCACCAATAAGTTAACAATATATGAGTAAATTTAGTGCTTTTAAGTATCAGAATGGACTTGTAGCTTAATCTGAGTCTTGCAAAAGTGCTTGTGGATGAGGTGTTCATATAGGATCACCTCTCCACATTTCTGGCATAACCAAGCCACTCCCTGATCTACCTTAGTCTGCCTATCACCTCGCAAACCTCTGGTTCTGCCATAAAAGGTGCGTATCTTGACAATCATTTCTTTTTGCTCAAAGCCTTAGAGTAAATAAAGACTTCGTTCTTATGATTGATGTCCTGTTTGTCTTGCCTTTTCTTAGCGAACTCTTCACCCTGCTTGAACCTCTTTAGCTTGGTATCTGTCAGCCAGATAGAGGGTTGACCTTTGTAGTCAAATGCTGATGTCATTTCTTGTTCCTCTTGCTTTGCAGCAAATGCAAGCCTTGCACTTCATTGTGCTTGAGTTGCTCTCTGCGATTTGTGCCATTTTTCTTGCCAATGTTAATCATCTTCAGTTTGGCATCTGTTGTCCAGATTGATGCGCCTGAGTAGTCGAATGGGTGCTTATTTTCTTGATTCATTTATTTCTCTCAATTTCATCATGTAGTGTCGTGCTTTGCCGAGGTCATCGCTACCATCTTTATGCCCTGCTCTCAGGCTGTACTTGATGATATTTCCCTTGAGAAATCCTGCGAACTCCTCTGGTGTTAGAACTGATGCCATCAACTCCCAAGGCTGAATTGCCATCTCTTTGTAGTGGTTTCCGCTGATCTGTAGATCGTCAGCCCTTGTGCCATTAAAGTGCTTATCCATTATCTTTTCATCCCCCTAATAAAAATACCAAACGAACTCAAGGTATCTTTGCCAAACACTTGCATCCTCTCAATCTCAACGGCAACCTCTTCAAGGATGTCATTGCGTATCTCGTCATAAACCTCTTGTTGGGTCTTGTACTCCTCGACCTGTCTCTTTCTGTTCAGTGATTCATTCATTTCTTTCCTTTTTTATGGTTAACCACAAGAATTCTTTCAATCTTTTCCTTGGTGACAAACCTGTGCAAGTTAGCGCACTCGTATCTTCTGTAGGTTGACCCATCAGACCTTTGTCGTGTCTCAAGGGTACTAACCCACTTCTCACACACTGGACATTTCACTCTTGTTCGCTTTCTTTTAGTAGCCAGAAAACAAACGCTACGCAAACTGCTATGCCCAATGCGAATCCGAATATCGCTATCAGCATGAAATTTATTACTGTTTCTAGCATTTCTTTTCTCCTCTCTTGAGTCGAAATAAAACAGCGACATGACACAAATCACCACCAAGATGACCTTGTGCCAATGCCTCATTTGGATGACGCAATCAAATCAAGTTCAGCGTCTTTGAGTTGATCCCTGATGATGGTTAGCTCTTGCTCCAACATGGTCAGTTTCTTTTCCATCCGACCTCTGGTGAACTTCTCAGCATGGGCATAACCAACTAATGCAGCCTCAGTTGCCACTTTGCGGATCAACTGGATGATCTGATCTCTGGTCATAAAACCGCCAGCAATGTCTTTGGTCGGTGCAATCTTGGCAATCAGTTCTTCAATTTCTTTCTCGAAACTCATGCTGTTTCTCCTTGTGGTTGGTAAGTATTCCATGCGTGTTGCAAGGCGGTGAAGTTCATGGGTGCAATGGTGACTGTGGATAGGAATAAACCCTTGCCATGAGTTCTACGACCCCAATCATCAGTTGCTTTGGTGTTCTTGAGTTCACCCTTTTTGACAGCGTTATAGACGCTGTGAGGTTTGAACCCTGCCTCTTCCAACTCTTGCATGGTGCGAGGCTCTTGGCAGAAGTCTTGTAGTGGTGTCATTTCACCAACTCCTTTGCAATCTCAATCAGGAAAGGCACAGACAGGATCAAGCCCACTAGGGTGGCTTGCAAAGTTTGTTTAATTGTCATCATCATTCTCCTCACAGAGTTCACAGGTTGGGTGGTCGGGGTCACGACAGTCGGGGTGGTTAGCCAGTTGGTTGCGATAGCGTCTGAGGTATAGGTCTTCTAGCTGCATCTCTTGAACATCGGTTTCGTTGATTTCTTGCATCTTCAATTCTCCTGTTAGGTTGAAAGATGGGGCTTGCGCCCCTTGGGTTGATTAGGCGGTTGCTTCTTCATTTAATTTGTTTTGCATAAATTCACACATTGTTTTATAAAGTTTTGAATCTGTGCGAATTTTGCGCCCAGTAAAGTTTTCATAAATTGCTTTCTTGGAGTCATCCCAATTGTTAACTTCTACGCAATATTCGATATTGCTTTTTTGCACGATAACGCTTGTATGTCCACATGATGGGTGAATGCTGATGAGTTTCATTTTGTATCTCCTGTTTGCTTTGTTGATGTAGTGAATCATATAGCAATTAACTACCTTGTCAACTCCCCTATAACTAATCCCCCACAATCCACTCAACTAT